CCCTCTTTATTCCCGAGTCTGGTTGCGAGTGGGGATGCTTTGACTACAGTCAGCAAGAACCAAGACTCGTAGTGCACTATGCATCCCTTGACCAAGACGCTAGCGTCTTTAATGTTAAAGATGCTTACGAAGATGGTAATGCAGACTTTCACACAATCGTTGCAGAAATGGCTGAGATACCGAGAGACCAAGCTAAAACAATTAACTTAGGATTGTTCTATGGTATGGGTAAAGCTAAACTACAAGCAGAACTCGGTGTATCAAAAGATAAGGCAGAAGAATTATTTTCTATCTATCATGAGAGAGTACCCTTTGTAAAAAGTTTGACAAGATCTGTATCCAACAGAGCTCAGCAACGTGGACAAATAAGAACTTTATTAGGTAGGCTTTGTCGTTTTCATTTATGGGAACCTAATACTTTTGGTATGCATAAAGCATTACCATTTGATCAAGCTGTCCAGGAACATGGACCAGGCATCAAGCGTGCTTACACTTACAAAGCATTAAATAAATTAATACAAGGTAGTGCAGCTGACATGACAAAAAAATCTATGTTAGAGTTATATAAAGAAGGCATTGTTGCACATATACAGATACATGATGAACTTGATATTTCTGTTAAAGATGATAAACAAGCTAAAAGGATTGTAGAAATAATGGAATCTGCAGTTGACTTGGAGATACCTAACAAGGTAGACTACGAGAAGGGTAAAAATTGGGGTGAGATACACTAAGGGGGAATATTAAAATGAACTTAAAAGAACATATACCACATTTTGTGGCAGAGCATAAAAAAGCAATAGCAATTGCTGTAGTTATTTTAATTATAGCAATCATTATATAATATGAAACGAGACCGCAATGAATTTAGCAGATCTGTTAAAAAAAAATATAGTTATGGTACCGGTGGTAGCTTCAGTGCTAGTCGGAACATTTACTGGCGTTCGTTATATTGTTAATCTTACAGACACTATTAATTCAAACCAACAACAAATTGTAGATCTAAAAAGAGATTTAAAAGTTGCGGAAGATAAGATTGTAGATCAAAACACAAGACTAACTTCTGCTGAGTCTACTTGGCAAATGGCAGAAAATTTATACAGACAACTAGCAGATCAAGTTAGAGAACACGACTATGATATTAAAGATTTAAACAGGTAATGTATGGAGGTTCTCAGGATGAATTACTATTTTACAGGATTACTTATCTTGGCTCTTACAATACTAGCATTGTTTGTAGAACCTGCATATCCTAGAAACGAATACCTTAACGACTATGGTGTAAGATGTGGAGAGTTTGAAATAAGAACTGATAAAAGAGAAACTGATTATAATTATTCTGACAGTAGCACTAATGAACAACAATACTTAAGTTTTACCTACAGAAAATATTTAGGCACAGACTGTAAAACAGCAAAAGAAAACGTAGCAATCAAACAACAACTAGAGTTAATGAAGATGTGTGGTAGGGTTAACAGCAATCCAAGTCTTGCAAACAATTCTAATTTTGCTTTACTTGTATCTAAATGTAGAGGTGTAACTCCTGCAGGAGATAATACTAGACCAACTGATTCACAAAGTTTGTGGGATGATATGAAAGATGACTACAAAAAAGAGAATCCAGACATTAAATTAATGGGAGATAAGTTCATAAAACCTAGTAAAAAGAAGCTTGTTATACCAAAGTATTTAACTGACGACGAAAGTGTGATATTACCTTTACCTAAACCTAAAACAAATGATTGATAAATATATTATAAAATTCTGTGTAATGCTGGATAAATATACTGCATGGATAGATAATTTATTTTTTGCGCCACGTTGCAAGTGTGGTAAAAAAAAGAAAAATGGCAAATAAACCACTAAATATATCTGAATCTGCTGCTGTGCAGATGCCGATGAAAACGGTTGCCTCGCTAATTCTGCTCGTCGCAGCCGGCGTGTTCGCATACACCGAGCTCACGGCCAGGTTAGTTTCACTGGAGACGTCACGTGAGTTGTTTGAAAATGATTTGTTAAAAAAATCTGAACAGGTACCTGTGGACCAGGAGCAACATTTTTTATTGGAAGATCTTTATAAGTCCGTTGAGAAAATGGAAAAGACTCAAGAGTTAAACATGACAAACAAAGTTAATATAGAATTTCTTGCTTCACAATTAAATAAAGCATTAGAAGATATTGAAAATTTAAAAGATAAGGTTAGAGAAAACGGAAAGAATTATTAATGACAGAGTTAGTTGTAGCCCTACTTATGATTGTGCAAGGAGAGATTAAGGAAGCTCGTATACAACCATCTATGTCTGAATGTTTAAAAGGCAAGAGAATTGCAAAACGTGGAACGAAACTTGATGGACATGTCAAGTACCAATGTATAAAATCTATGGCAGAATTAGAGTCAAATATTGATGGATCTTTGTCTATAAAAAAGTTAATATTAGAATAATGACAGTTGTAAAGGATATAACTAATCAAGTGTTAGTGCCGAAACCAAATAAAAAAGAAAACAAAGGGAGTTCTTTTTTTATAGGTAGAGTTAGAATAGACACACCAGAAGACACTACAGAAATTACTATAAATCCTATAAACAAAATTAAACAAAGACATTTAGACGATTCTAAAATTATTGATACAACTTGGAAAGAAATAAAAGATGTTTATTAAATTTTTTAAAAAAATATTTACACCAAAACCACAAAAAGATCCTCATCTTGCTTTCTATGAAGATGTGCCAGAACCTGAAATACCAATTTTAAAATGTGCAAAACATATAAAATTTAAAAAATCTTGTCCGATATGTTTACAGTCAAAAGGATATGTCTAACAAAAAAATAAAATTACAGGCTGAAATTGTTAATGGAAAATGTCCTACATGTGATTTATTTACTGTTTTGGTAAGTATTGATAGAGATTTTTTTAGATGTATGAGCTGCGGTTCTGATTTAGAACAACATGTTAATGGTAAAATAACTTATTTACCAGTTATAGCATCTACTAAAGGTGGTAAACCTTTTGTAAGAGAATGGTTGGACGAAGATGGCTAGAAAATGGAAAGACCACATAGAACACGAAGCTATTTTTCACAAAACTTCGATAGGACGTCATCCTAGTAAATGTAAAATGAACAAATCAAAACGTAGATCTTGGAAAAAATACCGAGGTCAAGGAAAATAACTTTCTGCCTCTAAAGAAATAGCGAGGCAGAAAGAATGAAGGTGTGAATACTGTGATATATATGTCACAGTGATATATATGTCAAATAGTTTTTACTGGACCACAAGTAAACTTAACATACATATCATATTGATTAACTTCATCTCTGCCAATCTGTAACATTTTTTCTGTTGATTGTTCATAACCTGTAAGCATGCACTCATACATATCAGGAAATTGTTCTGGCCAATCATATGGGGGTAAACAAGTCCCCGATACACCTGAACAAAGTATTAACGATAATAATATTTTCATTTCATCCTTGACTTAAATTTTTTAATACATATACTCCCATAAAATATAACAAGGAGAAATATGACAGACACAACTAAATTTAAAAATGTATCCTTATCTAAGAAAACTTATAGTGATGTAGGATTACTGAGTAAAGAAATATTTGATGTACAATTATCACTATCAAAAACCATTGAATATTTAGTAGATAAAGAAATGAAGAAAGTAAAAAAAGGTAAAACAAATGGAAACGCCAAAAAAGAATAAAGTTATTTGCCCAACATGTAAGGGAAATGGTTATATTAGAATCCCTTATCGTTTAGCAAAAGAAGAAGTTACAGCTCAGTGTGGAGTATGTGATAGTCAAGGAGAATTGGATGCAGATAAGGTTGATAATATTATTGTTGATGCTGATGGCATTCACAGGTTGCAGTAGAGATTTGGATTTTAATCCTACAACAACTATACTAAAACAAATAATGAAAGGAAAGAAATGAAAACATTAGAAGAAGAAATTAAAGAACATATAAATACATTGAAAGAAGAATTAAAACCTAATGGAGAAAGCGTTTGGAATAAGCAGCATGGGGGGAGTCATTATCAAAAGTATAAAATTCAACCCAGCAAGTTTGTAGTAGAAAATGAAATATTATATCCTGAAGGATGTGCTATTAAATATATTGTAAGACATCGTGACAAGAATGGTAAAGAAGATATACTAAAAGCAATACATTTTTTAGAAATGATAATAGAAAGGGATTACTCATGAAAACAGAACAAGAAATAGTTGATGAGATTGTTAAAAAAATAACTACATTGTTAGACAAACACGATGCTACATTAATTGCAGGAGCTCTAACAGCTTTAGGTTTTCAAATATATAAAACTTTGCTTACTAAAAAAGAATATGCAGATATGCAACAGTATATTTTACAAAGATCAAATGATTTAAAACCATTTGAAGAAAGGAAACTACACTAATGAAAAAAGTAACTATAACTAGCAGTGATATTACTTCTAAACAATGGTCTAATCTTTTATTAGAATTAAATCTAATTAAGAAAGCTTGGAAACCTTATGCAACATTAGAAATGAAAGCCACTAATTTAAAAAAAATAATAGCTTGGGGAACAAGGAGTCCAGATGAATATACTGAAAAAGATAGATAAAGCAGCTGTGATGTGGGAAAAAACTAGAGACCCGCAATACAAAGATCTTTGGTACAAATTAATAAAGGAGTGGAGTAATGGATCTGATTATTTTAAACGACGGACTGTATCAACTAATACCAGTAACAAAAGAAATAATGGAGGGCATAGAATTAGTAGATCAAGTTGGCTTAACTTGTTTTGATTTATGCGACATACTAAGATTAAAACTTACAGGATATGTGGATACATTAAATCTTCATATTATGAACGACGGCAGTGGAAGTTTTTATGGGTGCATCTGTAGATAAATTAAAAAAATGTTACATTTGTAAGAAAGAAATGACTTTAGAAAATTATTATTTAAGTAAAAATGGAAACTATAATTTCTGTTGTATACCTTGTGATAAAAAACGAAAAGCTGTGTATCGTGCTGAAAATGCAGAGAAAATTGCACTTGCAGAAAACAAGTATATGAACACAGAAAGAGGTTATGTAAATGAAGTGATTGGTGGTATTTTTCAAAGAGCTAAGCGTAAAAGTATTAGAAAGAAATGGGTACCAGATATGAGTAAGCAAGATATTTATGATGAATTAATGTTGTATGTCCAGGACCACGGCAGGACATGTGAGTATTGCAAGCAACCATGGACTTATGTTAGGCGTCTAGGAGTTAGAGGAAAAGGACATACAGGTTCTAAAAGAGCAGGAATTGAAACTAATTTTTCAATAGATAGATTGGATACAACTAAGACTTATAGCAAAGACAATATAGTTTTTTGTTGTGTGGGCTGCAATAATAGAAAAAATCAAGTAAGAATATCAGATATTATGAATATATTAAAAGTATGGAAAGAAAGGACTAAGGATGAAAGTATTGGATCTATTTAGTGGAATCGGAGGATTCAGTTTAGGTTTAGAATCTACAGGACATTTTAAAACAGTAGCTTTTTGTGACAACGATAAATTTTGTAAATTAATTTTAGATAAACATTGGAAAGGAGTAAAAATATATGACGACGTTAAAGAAATCAGTAAAAAAAAGTTTAAAGAAGACAACATCGAATTCCCAGACATCATTACAGGAGGCTTTCCTTGCCAACCATTCTCGGTCGCAGGCAAGCAACAAGGAACCAGTGACAGTAGACATCTCTGGCCAGAGATGTTTCGAATCATCAAAGACTTTGCCCCGAGGTGGGTTATTGGAGAAAATGTCAAAGGCCTTACTAACATCCAAGACGGCGTGGTCTTCGAGACTGTGTGCTCTGACTTGGAAGGAGAAGGTTACGAAGTCCGGACGTTCAATATTCCAGCTGCAGGTGTCCAAGCTCCCCACAGGAGAGAAAGACTCTGGATTGTTGCCCACTCCAAGAGCGAACGAACCAGGGAGAACAACAAAGGGTTATGGTCGGGGTCTAGCAGAATTAGTGGAGGGCAAGGAACAAGTGGAACCGAAGATGTGGTTAACCCCTTCAGCCAGTATGAGAGCGAACCGATCAAAGGAAGCAATGAAGAAGAGAGTAGAATACAGGAAGAGCATAGGCAGAAAGACAGTACCACCAGGGAATCTAGCAGAACAGGTTCAGTATGGGGAACCAACAAAGGACATGAAGATATGGAGAACTCCAGACGCACATTGCGACAGGGGAGCGAGCTCCAAGGAGAGAATGGAAATGAAACTAAAGAAGGGAATGCCGATCAGTCTCAACGATCAAGTGGCACATCCAGATCTAATGTGGCCAACACCGAACGCCAGAGATTGGAAGGATTCAGTGAACACAGTACCACCATCAGTAGGCAAGACCAGGGGACATACACTGGGGATGAAGGTAGCAGAAGAGAGAATGAAACTATGGTCGACTCCAGTACAGGACGATGTACACCACAGGAAACAGAAGTACAGCCAGGGAGGTACAGCTCTTTCGACTCAAGCTGGTGGCAGTTTGAACCCGAGTTGGGTAGAGTGGCTCATGGGGTATCCGGCAGGGTACACAGACTTAAAGCATTGGGAAATTCTATCGTCCCGAAAATCGTCCAAGAAATCGGCAACGCCATCATCCAAGCAGAAAAAGAAAAAGACTTAGAAATATTAGACGAAAGGAATGGAATGTAAATGATTAGATGGTTTGTAGAAAAAATATATCATTATTCAACAGCCTTGACTTCTTGGTCGTGGACTTGGTTGTATGGTAAAAGAAAAATAGTAGTCCCTAAAAAAATAAACGAAGACGAAGAATACTTAAAGGAATTAAAAGATAAACTATGAAATGGAATAAACTTTATAATTATCCACCTTGTACACGGAGTACAACAGATGGACTTAGAACTTATGACATTGGTAAAGAAAAATTACCAAGTGTTACAACGATACTAAAAGCTACAGAATCCGAGGAAAAGAAGGAATCTTTGGCTAGGTGGAAGGCTAAAGTAGGCGAGATTGAGGCAGAGAGAATTAGAGATTCATCAGCTGCAAGAGGCACTAATATGCACTTGCATTTAGAAAAACATATTTTAGGTGATGGACATTTAGATTTAACACCAGAAGGTGAGATTGCTAAAGCTATGGCTGATACAATTATTGAGAAAGGATTAAAAGATATAGGTGAGGTCTGGGGATCAGAAGTGACTTTACATTATCCTGGTAAATATGCAGGACAAACAGATTTGGTTGGCGTTTATGACTATGAAGATAGTATAATAGATTTTAAACAATCTAATAAACCTAAGCAAAGACAATGGATTGATGACTATTTTATGCAGTTAGGTGCTTATGCTCTAGCTCATAACCAAGTCTACAATACAGAGATAACTCAGGGTGTAATTCTGATGTGCACTCCAGATAACTATTTTCAGAAATTTTCTGTAAATGGTAAAGAGTTTATTAATTATCAACATCAGTTTTTAGAAAGGGTGGACAGATACTATGAACAAAAAAATAGTAAATGAGATAATAAAACGACAGTATACTATCATGATGGAAGAAGAAAAGTCATTAAGAAAGTTACTACAAGCTGAAACTAATTTAGCTCCAGTAGATCAATTAGATGGACTTTACACTAGAATCGAGCAGCATCTTGGTATAATATCTCATGCGCAAAATAAGATAATGTTATTACAAGAGATAGCTGATCAAGATGACGAAGGATAGGGACATGTTTAATAAATTACAACAAGAGCAACGTGACCTAGATGCGAGCTACAAACAGTCATTACAAAATAAAAAGGAACGTAAGACAAGGGACCAGGATCAAGCGTCCAGCGACATGGGCAAAGGGACGATTTACTGCAGGACTCCAGCGTGTAAAAACCATTTATATGGTTGGACAAGCAGCTTAGATGCAAGATATTGTATAGATTGTCTAGGATAGTGTGATATATATGTCACACTTTTACAGAAAAGTGTGGTTTTTCAAGGGTCATCACCTCCCTATAGTAATTTGAGAATACACAAATTAGCAA